CACACCGACCACCGGCACCACGATCTCGGGACCGAACGGCGCGGCGTGGACCTGGGACGGAGTGAAGTGGACGGCGAGCCAGACCGGCGGGCAGACCGTGGTGGTTAGCGACACCGCTCCGACCAGTGTCGGTGTCGGCACGCTCTGGTGGGACAGCGTCGGTGGTCAGCTTTACCTCCTGTTCGCCGATCCTAACTCGACCCAATGGGTTCCCGCCTCCAACATCTCGGGTGCGGTGTTCAGCTACCCGTCGCTTCCAGTTGCGGTGCAACAGGCTCCGGTGACCTTCCCGTTCGCGGGCAAACCCGGATCAGGAGCGCGGGTCAACGTGCCGGTGGCCATGGCGGTCACCGTGGCGGCCTCCCTGGCCGGTTCTGTGGCCTTCGCGACCACCCTGGCCACGGCTGACGCCACCTTCACCGTCAACAAGCTCTCAGGAGGCGCTACGACGGCGCTGGGGACCGTTGTGCTCCACGCTACGGGTTCCCCTACCCTGTCCGGTGCAGGCGGCTCCCTGGCCATCGGAGACGTGCTACAGGTCATGGCCCCGGCGACCCAGGACACGACCCTGGCCGACGTGGGGCTGACCCTGATGACGATGAGGACGTGATGCCGAGAGACTTCATCGGTGTAGTCCGCGATCCGGATGGGCAAATCGTCGCGGTGATCAATCCCGACGATGATGCGGAACTTGATCTCCCCTGGCTCGCCGATATGGGTGAGGTTGTGCGCATTCCACGTGGCGAATACGAGGGTGCGTTGTCGCCGGAAGACGTGGCCGAGATCGTCAGGCGGTTGGCGAGATGACCCAGGTGTTCCTGCTTCAGAATGGCGGCACCATGGCGACATGGCCGGACCCCGGCAACTGGAACCCGGTGAACAAGGTCGAGTGTGTCGGCAACGGCGGCACCGGTCCTCAAGGCAATATCACCATGGGCTACGGCGGGCCTGGAGGTGGTGGTGGGGCCTATGCCGTCATGAGCAATATCGTGGTGACGTTTCCGGTCTCGTATTATGTCCCGCCCACGAACAACACCGGGGGTGCGGCGAATTTCAATCTCAATACCCCAGCCGAACAATCGGGAAATCCAGGACCAAACATCGTATCGGCCTCTGGTCACACGGCTGGCAGCGGCTCAGCGGGCGGCGTTGGTGGACGATACCATTGGCCTTCTGGATTTGCTGGTGGGCAGGGAGGAAACGGTAACGGGAACTATATGGCGGGTGGAGGTGGCGGAGGAGCCGCTGGCCCAAGCGGGGCGGGCAGCGCGGGAGGCAACAGCAGCACGACGGCGAATTCGCCCGGTCTTGGGGGTGCGGCGAACAACGGCACCATTGCGGGCGCATCGAGTGGCGGCGGCTTTGGGACAAGCGGCACGCAGTGGGACGCGTCGCACGGTGTCGGTTCCGGTGGCGCTGGTGCACCGTCACCCTCTGTCCCTGGAGGCAAGGGCGGCATGTATGGCGGTGGCGGCGCTGGCGGCTTCGGGGGGAGCGGCGCTGGACGCCCCGGTGGGGTAGGCGGCGACGGCCTGATCATCCTCACCTACACGCCGCTGGTCGCCGCCTCGCAGGCGCGCGCGGCGCTGATCGTCTGATGCTCGATTTCCCGAACAGCCCCACCAACGGCCAGACCTACGTCGGTCCCGGCAACGTGCTGTGGCAGTTCGACGGGGTGAAATGGCTCGCCTCCCAGGGCGGTGGCGGGATATTCGTGGTGATCAGCGACACCGCCCCGCCGAACCCGGCGGTCGGCACGTTTTGGTGGGACAGCACGGCAGCCCAGCTTTTCCTGTTCTATTATGATGGAAATTCGAGCCAATGGGTGCAGGCCAACTCACTCACCGCCGATGCGGCATCAACCATCGCCCTGGCGCAGCACAACACCGGGCGAAACCTGATCCATAATCCGTTGTTCAACATCCAGCAGCGCGGCCAGGGGCCATGGACGGTCAGTGCAAATTACACCGCTGACCGGTGGCGGATGTGGCTCAATGGCGGAACCCAATCGACCTCAGTGATCACGTTGACCGACGCAGATCGTAGCGCCATCGGCGATGAGGCGGCACGCTATGGTTTGCAGGCGGTGGTTACCGGTGGCACCGCTGTTGGAAATAATCAGGGCTTCTCACAGCAGATAGAGACGATCCGTCGGCTGTCCGGCAAGACGGTGACGATTTCCTTTTACGCCAAGGCATCTGTCTCTGGATTGAAGGTCGGCGTCGGGGTTTGGCTTAACATGGGCAGTGGTGGCTCGCCATCGGCCAATCGTGGCCTTAACGGCGTTCTGGTGCCCATTACGACGGCATGGGCGAACTACAGCGTCACCTTGGCGGTTCCCTCGACGGCTGGACTGACGTTCGGCACCAATGGCGACGACAGCTTCGAGACCGACTTCTACCTATCCGATCACGATGCCTCGGTCTACTCAGGCGCTCTTGGCGTGCAAAGCGGGACGTTCACACTCTGGGGTGTGCAATTGGAGGTGCAGACGCCGGGACACACCGCGCCATCCCCGCTGGAGAAAATTGACCCGGTGCAAGACCTCCAGCGGTGCCAACGCTTCTTCCAGATTGGTTCCGCTCTCAATTGGGGAGGAGCTTCGGGGGTTGTGTCAATTTATTCGACGGTATCCCTTCCCGTCAGGATGCGCGCGACGGCAACCTGCACGTTTGTCATCGGCTCCACGCCCAACGTGACTGGCGGTCAGGTTTACGGACAGGACCCAGGAAGCCTCACATTAGCCGGATCAACCCAGGCGGCGGGCGGTTATGGCCTAAGCACGACCTTCACCGCTTCGGCCGACCTCTGATGCTCGATTTCCCCAACGCTCCATCGGTCGGCCAGACCTTCCTCGGTCTCACCTGGGACGGTGTAAAGTGGGCATCGGCCAGCAGCACGAATTGGGCACCGATTAGCAATCCGATATTCCAAGGCGACCCGCGAGCGCCGACGCCGCCGAGCGGGGACGCGGACAACTCCATTGCCACCACGGCCTTCGTGCAAAGCACGGTCGCGCCAGCGTGGAACAACGTTGGGCGGAATTTCGTGCACAATGCCCAGATGAATATCTGGCAGCGCGGCAATCCTGGTTTCACGACCAACGTTTATACCGCCGACCGCTGGGCCATTTATTCCGGTGGCGGCGACACCGTGGGTGTTTCCCGGCAGCCATTCGCCGTCGGCGGTCTGGGCGGAACGCTGGAAGATTTCAAATATGTCCTATCGAACAACTTCACCAGCGTCGCTGCTGGTGAGAACGTGCTTTACCAGAATATCGAAGATGTCACGCGTCTGTCGGGTAAGACCGTCACGGTAAGCTTCTGGGCGAACAACAATGTCGGGGCAAACAAGTTCGGTGTGTGCTTTGACCAACGTATGGGCACTGGCGGTAGTCCATCGGCGGACGTGCTCGGGGTCGGTCAGTCGATCACGCTCTCGACCAGCTATCAGCGGTATTCGCTCACCTTCACCATACCCAGTCTCGTCGGCAAGACGCTTGGCACCAACGGCGACAGCAAGACGCAGCTTAGCTTCTGGTATTCCTGCGGTCTTGCGTCCGACGCTGTCCGATCTGGCAATATCGGTCAGCAGCCGAGCGCCTATGTGAACATCACCGGGGTTCAGGTCGAGGTTGGCGCTGTGATGACGCCGCTAGAACGGCTGGACCCTGTGACCGACCTCCAGCGTTGCCAACGCTTCTATAATTCTCTCGGACAATTCTATCAGACTGGTTACGCGACGGCGGCGGCTGGTATCTATATGGCGCAGCCACAAGCCACAATGCGGGCGGCGCCTTCCGTCGTGGTTGCGGGGGGCAGCACTTATAACAATTTGACCGGCGTCTCTTTGGGGTCAAACAACACTGTAGTTTACCTCTCAGGAACAGTGACAACAACAGGCGCTTACAGTGTCAATGCGCAGTATACCCTCTCGGCGGACCTCTGACATGGCACAGCCCTACCAACTGCTGAACGACACCGAGACCGTGCTGCGGATCGCGGATCAAGCCTATATTCCGCCCGATCCCGCCAATCGCGACCGGCAGGAATACGATGCATGGTGCGCGGAGGGGAATGTCGCAGACCCGGCCCCGCCGCTGCCCGAGCCGCCCGCGCCGGAGCCGCTGAAGCTGCCTCTGGCGATGCCCGTGGAGCCGATGGACGCGGTGCCGAAGGTCTATCTGGAAAACATGATCAATCCATTGATCGCGCGGCTCGATGCCTTGGAACGAAAGCTCGGTTGATGTTCGACTTTCCCAATAGCCCCACCAACGGTCAGATCGTCACCAACGGTGGCCTCAACTACCAATGGGACACGGTGAAGTGGACGGCCATCGGCGTGCCGAACCGCTACGTGCCAGAGTTGGGACTGACCAACAATGTCGCGGTGGTCGAGAACACGACTACGGCAAGCAAAGCTCCGATCATCACCGGCTACCAGACGCCGGTTAATCCGGCGAGTGCCTATCTGCAAATCCAACCACTTCGCTATAACCCGCCAGTGAATGGCCTGAATGCCGGTGGTCCCGCGCTCACGCTTGCTGGTTACGCCGACACCTCTCACCAGCCCGGTTCGGTGACGATCTGGGCCGGACCCAACGACGCCACTTTGCTACAATGGAGGTTCGGGTCTGACGGCACCTTGTCCGCGCCGGGCAATCTCACCCTGGCGAACAACCCCAATTTCGGCCTGTTCTCTGACGCCAATTACTTTTACCTCAAATACACCTCTGACGGCTGGGCCGATTATTGGCAAAAAAGCAACGGCACGCGGTTGTGGAACAGTAATGCCGGTTCCATCATGACGCTCGACCCCGGCGGCAGTTTGTGGACTAACGGCGGCGCTAATATTAACGGCATGATGATCGCCAATGATATTCAATCACGCGCTAATCTCAACTTGATTAACGGCGGCGAGGTGTGGTGCGGCACATTGAGCGTCAGCGGCGACAGTTTGCAGCACAACATTTATGTGGACGGCGGCCTCGGACTTAATTTCCGTGGCGTCTACAATTCCGGCGTTTGGTATGCCTTCGGCTGGGACGGCACAGCGCTGAATTATGCGATCAACGGCGGTGGTCAAGGACAGCTTTACACGGTCGGGCAGAACGACGGAAGGTATGTCCAGCAGAACCAGAGCGTCACCTTCTGGGATTTGCACGTCGGCGGCACGCTCTATGCCCAGAACGGCACCGCGCAATTCAACACCATCAGCGTCGGCGGCTACTGCTATGGCGGCGACATGCGTTGCGCCAGCGGTGGCATCTTCTACAACGATTGGGGTCATCGGATCGGCTTCACCTGGGGCATCGGTGCCTCGGGACGGCTGAATGCCTGGGTCGATGGTGGCTGGCAGGACAGCATTGTGCTGTGGAACGACAGCCCGACCTTCGGCAATTGTCAGGTCAACAGCCATCTCGGCGTCTCCGGCGCAATCGATTGCGGCGACGTGCGTCCAGGCTCGTGCAATGGGGTGTATTATGGCTGCTACGGCCAGTGGGTCGCGTTCTGGCTCAACGCCGGCTATCAGGTCTATATCCGCTATGGTGGGGCATACGACCTCTACCTCGGCAACATTTCCGACGAGCGGATGAAGCAGGACATTGCCCCGACCAAGCGCGACTGCCTCACCACCATCAAGTCCATTCCGCTCTACCAATTTCGCTTCAAGGACTTCGGCCGCCTGCGTGATCCCTATGACGACACGCCCGAGGAAATCCTGCCGGCGCGCCTCGACGAACCGCTGCATTCCGTCGGGTTTATCGCGCAGCGGATGCACGAGGTATTCCCAGAGGCGGTCTATGGCAGCGAGGAACCACGGCATGTCCATGGCGACCCGACCCAGGAGCGGCCGAAGAATTGGGGCATCCACACCGATGTCGTGCTTGCCGCCTTGGTCGGTGCGGTGCAACAACTCTCGGCTGAGGTCGCGGAACTCAAAGCAACGAGGCACTGATGGCGGTAATCATTTCGACGCAGGCCACCTACACGTTCGGGGCCATGACCAATAAACTGGTCACCGGTTTGATCGCGGCCAATTCCTCACTGTCGCGGCTCCAGTCGGGAATGAACACGGCCAGTTCCGGCTACAGCGGAGTGGCTGGCACGCAATACGAAGTCAGCGGCACGACCAGTGGCAATCCCACCGCACCGACCAATCTGTTCGGGGTGATCGCCGATGCCAACGCTCCTGGTTCCAATGGCATTACCTATCAAAATGCGATGGACACCATCGAGGCCGCATGGCAGACGTTCTGGGAAACGGCCAGCGACGCCTTGAAGACGCTCGACAACGGCGGCACGCCGATGGGGATGTGACATGCCGGAACTAAACATCCGCAAGACCGTGGACAACGTGGGCGAGTTGCTCCAGCGGGTGAACAAGCTCACCGGCATGGATGTGCTGGTCGGGGTTCCTGCGGACAAGGCACCGAGGAAGCAGGGCGCGATGAACAACGCCACCCTGGCCTACATCCACAATTTCGGGTCGCCCGCCCACAATATTCCGGCCCGTCCGTTCTTGACCCGGGGCCTCAAGAAGTTCCAACCCCAGGCGCAGGCCATGCTGCGGGAGGGAGCCAAGGATGCGCTCCATGGCAAGGGCGACGTGGAGAAGCTCTACGAGCGGATCGGCATGATGGCACGCAATGCGGTGGTCGCGGAGATCACCGATCCCGCACCGCCGTTCGACCCGCTCAAGGCT